ATCGACCAAAGATGATTTCTTATCATGGTTTGGTTTAGGAGATGGAGGCGTGTTACCAGCTGATCCATTTGATCCTGTTCCACCAGCAAATGAAAATACTGATTTACAATCAAGAGTTATGGTAAATGCAACTGATTCATCATCTGCAGATTATCATATAGCAGGCGGAAGTTATCCAAAGACTGGATATTATAAACTCCCATTTAGTAATATTGTTTTTGAGAGAGATATTCTTAATGACAATAGATGGTTGGTTTTAAGAATTACAACAACAGTTGGTATTTCTGACGCCAATGATGAAAGACTAAGTGAGGCAGGACTATTCACTGCTACATCAAGAGCAGGTGGATGGGGTGGACCTGGCGATCCTAAAACCTTTACATTATTTGCTAGAGTAACATTTCCAACGATCATTAAAGATGCTACTAGAAGATTAATTTTTGTTTGGTATTTATATGTTTAATTAGAAAGGAAAATATATGATTTGTGAGATATGTGGAAGAGAATTTAATAAACTAATATCCCTTCAACGACATTTTTCTCAAACTCATAATATATCAAGTAATAAATATTATAATAAATATCTTAAAAGAAAAGATGAGGGAATTTGTAAGTGTGGGAGAAAAACAAAGTATAAAAATATTTCTTTAGGTTATCACATATTTTGTTCAACTAAATGTCAATCTAATGATGCAGAGGTTTTGACAAAAAGAACTAAACGAACAAAAGGCGATAACCACTGGACCAGAAGAACTGGAAAGGGGCCAAATAAAGATAAAACTTATGAAGAACTACATGGTTTGGAGAAAGCACAAAAATTAAAAAAAGATTTATCTAGACTTGGTAAAAAGTTAACAGGAAAAAATAATCCATTTTATGGGAAAACACATACACAAGAAAATAGACAAAAATTTAGAGAAAATAGACAAAATAAAACATATGAAGAAATTTATGGTTTTGAAAAGGCAAATGAAATTAAGCTTAAATTAATGAATCTTAATATGAAAAAAGGAGATTGGAGAGATTATTGGTCTGATTATCCATTAGATTTTCAGAATAGCAGACTTAGATTAAAAATACTTAAAGAGCAAAACTTTGTTTGTGGTGTTTGTTTTAAAAATATTTCTAAAAAATTTTCAAAGAACTTACATCATATAAATTATATTAAGAAAGATAATAGAAGAAGAAATTTAATTTATCTTTGTGTTGGTTGTCATTCAACAACTAACACAAAAAGGAGTTTTTGGAAAGGATATCTACAGGGCTTAAATAGAAAAATTATACGAAAAAAACAATTATCAAGGAGAACTAATTATATAATTGAAAAGAAATTAAATTTAGAATATAAACAACTACTTATTAATAGGAGGATTTAGTAATGGCTAATGTGAGCCCTGGAGTTTTTACAAAAATAATAGACCTGTCAGCATTTGTTCAAGCAGTACCATCTACAATTGGTTTCTTATGTGGATTTGCTGAAAAAGGTCGAGACAACGAACTGATTTTTGTCGGTTCGAGAGCAGATTATGTTAATGAGTGGGGAGAACCAGATATTACAGTATTTGGAAAAAATTATGGGCAAGGTCCGTATGTTGCATACAACTTTCTTGGTGAGTCTGGTTCTCTTTATTGGATGAGATGTCTTCCAGACAATGCTACATATTCAAATTTAAGAATTGATACACAGTTAGCGGCAGCAGATGCTACGACTTCAATTAGTATCACTTATGTCGATAGTCTTAATAGTATAGCAGAAATTCAAACTAATCTTGAAGAGTCTGGTGATACCAAACCTCTAGCATTTTTACGTCCAATTGGTAGAGGTGGTTATTACAACCAAATCGGAGTTAGATTAACACAACATTCAAATCCAACTTTAAATGATGTGTATGTTTTAGATGTTTATGAAAAACAATCAGATGGTGATGATATAATTATCGAATCATTTGATATTTCATTCGATCCATTTGCACAAGATAATGCTGGAGAATCAATCTGGATTACATATGTACTAGAAGTATTCTCAGCTGTTCTAAGATCTGATATGGAATTAACAAGTGGTGATTATACATCAGGATATGATCTAGCTGTTAGAAATTATGATAAAGAAATAGGAAATACTTCAGTTGTTCTAACTTCTGGATCTGCAACTATTACTGATATTAAACAGGATTTCTCTGACTGGGAAACAACTCCAGAAGTAGGAAATGCTGCGTATACTGTAATTGCTAAAGATGCTAAAGGAAATGAGATTTATGGCTGGATGGGAGCATCAAGTGGTATTGATAATGAAACAGTGAATGTGTTTCCAGATAGAGTCTTAACTGGTGGTACATCTGGATGGAATGGTGCAACAGCAACATTTGATGTAGATTCAGTAATTACTTATCAAGTTAAAGCATCATATGCAAATATTGCTAGTGCATTTACATCATCTCAACCTGTACCTTTAAGAAAGGGATCAGAAGGTTCCTTACTAACAGCAACTGGTGATGTTAATACTGGACCTGGTGTGGGATCAGCACCAAACTTACTACAACAAGGTTATAGTGGTCTTCTTACTAATCCAAATACAAGCGAAAATGAAGATCAAGTTCTTGATATAGAAAACATCTGGTTCTCAGTTGTTTATGATGCTGGTTATCCATCTGATGTTAAAACCTCAATCAGTAGTCTAGTTCAGACAAGACGTGACTGTGTTGCTATTCTTGACAATGGTGATAACGCTACAGTTAATGCTGCTATATCAACAAGACAAAATACTAATACATTTAACAATTACTTTGTAGCTCTGTATGAACCATATAATAAAGTCAATGATGTATTCACTGGGCAAGATGTATGGTTCTCACCATTATATCATATGGCGTATCTGTTACCACGAAATGATAATATAGCAGAACTATGGTTTGCTGTTGCTGGTTTCAACAGAGCATCAATTGATAGTATTAAAGAGTTAAGATATAATCCACGACTTGGTCAAAGGGATCAAATGTATCTGAAACAACTGAACCCAATTGTCAAGTTTGCTCAGGGTTATGTTGTTTGGGGTCAGTTAACAGCTCAAGCAAAATCAAGTGCTCTATCAGATCTAAATATCGTTCGTATGGTTCTATACTGTAAACGAGCAATCGAACAGTTCTGTAGATTCTTTATCTTTGAACAGAACGATCCAACTACATGGGCACAAGTATCTGGTGGTATTGTTGACTTCTTAGAGCAAGTCAAGAAAAAAAGAGGTCTAAATGATTACACTGTGGAAGTTTCAGCTACAGAATATGAAAGAAAAACAAAACGCTTTCATGTAAATATCATTCTAGATCCAACCAGAGTTGTTGAACAAATCGAGCTTAACTTCTTCATAGTATAAGAAAAAAAAGAGTGGCCCAGATATTAATCCGGGTCACTCTTCTTCCGTCATTTCTTTATCATTGCCATAGCTTTCTCAACAGTCATATGTCTTTCATCAATAGACTCTATAGCATCAGAAACCCTTTTTATAATACCTTCTTCAACAAGGCAAAATAGATTGACAATAACCATCAAGAAGGCCCGTTGAGAAATATGTCCTGCACCATATTGCCAATGTTTTGCATGACTTTCCCAACTTCTTCCTCTGAGCTTACTATCATGAGCATCGCTATAATTAGAGTCTATTGTAAGTCCAAGTTCTCTGAAAAGTTCGAGACAGAAAAAAGCAGACTGAACTGTTACTTCAGGAGTCTTCGATAGAACAGTATATGGAGATGTTTTAATTGTTTCAGCCATGAACTTCACATGCTCAAGATTAGTTTCTTTTCCATCAAACATCCCAGCACCTTCTCTCATTGATAAACAAAACTCAACATCAAAGGTGCTGGGGACTGCAACAAACTCGACTACAACTGGTATGTCTCTTATTTGATCTTGCGTTAACATTAACATATCTTCTCCTCCGAATAATATTCCTTCATAACTTTCTTCTTCTAAAACCCTGCTGGGCACGAAAACCGATTTTTTCTTAAAATAGTTCGAAATTTTTTGAAAGAGTTTGAACGGTTCCATATATATGATATATCCTTTTCTTTAGTAATTGATACTCTAAGTTTTTTATCTGCATAACTACAAGGCATCATCTCCATAGCAGGAGTTATATATGCTGACATTCTTCCAGCTTCACATGAGTCTATTACTAAATCATGTAGAGCACTTACATTACCAAATTTATATAGATGGTTTGCAAGACAACTATCTATACCGATTTTAAAAGAAGCTTTAGAATCCATAACTCTTTCAGCCATTACTTCAAGTTGATAATCACTTGGAGATAAGTCTGGACAATCAGCTCCTCTTCCTTGTGGTTTGAATAGAAGAAAAACAACTCCATTTAATTTTTCTAATTCAAACATAGGGGCTCTTAGTTGATTCATTGATATCCATGGATTGCTTCCATAGAGTATTTGTATGCATTTTTGAAATGACGAACTGGAAAAAATCAGATGAATATTTGTTTTGATTCCTGCATCTAAGAATCGTTGAATCGCTCCATAAGTTATTGGAGTTCCATAATCACTAACAGCTACAGCTCCACATATTTTAGAGATTTCAATTTCTTCATCCGTGAGATCGATACCACTTGTAGTATAACTTGGGACTACATTATTTTTCCTTGCGTAAGTTAAAATCTCTTCAAAATGTTCATGTTTATTGGGGTCGCCTCTTCCACCAAGAGCAACTTGATTTACATGATATTTGGTTTGATCGATTATGCTTTTGAAGTTATCCAGAGTCATATTTGGTTCATCTCCATCTCCTTGATAACAAAAAGAGCATTTGTTTTTACATGATCCCATAATACCAATGTCCAATAAAAGAGGAAGCTCGGTCACGAATGGATCTGGTTTCCCAGGAATTCCTCTTGATACTTCCAATCCAGTCTTTGAATTAAAGAAAACTTCATAGTCTTCATTTCTAAATATTTTATCAAATTCAGATTTGATAACGGTTTTTGTCTTTGGATCTATTAAAACATGAAATGTCATAATACTTCACCTTCCTCTTCTTTGGGTTCATCTTCTGTTTCTTCAACTTCTTCCTCTATTTCTGCCTCAAGTTTTTCTGTTTCTTCCTCCATTTCCTCTTCCGTAATTTTTTCTGGTTCAGGTTCTGCTTCATCATACTCTTGTTTCGCTCTTTCGATTGTGTCTTTTAATTCGATGCCTAATTCTTTTGCTTCCTCAACAACGGTGTTGACTTTAACTTTGATTTCTGTCTTTTCATCGTCATCGAAAAAAAGATTGTAAACAAAAACGAGCCCAATTATAATAGGTAACAAACCAATACTTCCACTTCGTCTTCCCATATTTTACTCCTTTCAAAAAAATAGATTAAGGTTTATAATTCATTTATTTATATATATAGTATTTCTGACAATATGTTAGAAACTTTAGAACAAAATATAAAATTGAGGTAGTTCCGATAATGAAAATAGAATACTATTTACACTATCTTTCAAAAGGGATAAA